GTTGATGAGGATGGCGACCCGACAAGATTGGCATTGGCCGCAAATGCTTGGGGTGAACCAATACCAAAGACGTTTGCTTCTGCGCAACGTCTTGCCGCAAAAGGCAGGAACCTATTAGAGAAGTACAAGTTGGAGAAAGATAATGGCTGAAATTTCCTACATGAAGGGTACGCGCCGCAAGGTTCCTCAAGGCAAGCGACTGCCATTAGAGGAAATCTTAAAGCGTGCAGAGAAAGCACAGCGAAACAAAGACCTGTTCGAGTCTTTATACCGTGATGCTTATGAGTTTGCTCTGCCTCAGCGCCAACTTTATGGATACTACGATGGCAACTCTCAAGGTGCCAAGAAGATGGCTAGGGTCTTTGACTCTACTGCCATTAATAGTACTCAGCGTTTTGCTAATCGTCTACAGTCTGGCATCTTTCCTCCGCAGCGTAAATGGTGCCGCTTAGAGCCGGGTTCGGAAGTTCCAGTTGAGCAAAAGCAGCAGGCTCAAGCAGTGCTCGATGTCTACATGGAAGAGATGTTCACAGCCATTAAGCAGTCGAACTTCGACATTGCTATTGGCGAATTCCTAATGGACATGGCTGTAGGCACTGCCTGCATGATGATCCAGCCGGGAGACGACATCTCTCCGCTTAACTTTATCCCTGTGCCGCTGTTCCTCGTGTCGTTTGAGGAAGGTGCAAACGGTCAAGTAGACAAAATCTACCGCCGTATGCGCATGAAGGGCGAGGCAATTAAGCAGCAGTGGCGTGATGCAGAGTTCTCCGATCATATGCAGAACATGATCGATGCCAAGCCTACAGATGACTTTGATCTGATGGAAGCCACCATCTTGGATTACGAACGTGGCGACTGGTGCTATCACGTAATCTGCGTTACTGGCGGCAAGGAAGAGATCGTCTATCGTCGGATGAACTCGTCTCCGTGGGTTATTAGCCGATATGCAAAAGTGGCTGGCGAAATCTATGGCCGTGGTCCGCTGTTGACTGCGCTGCCAGACATTAAGACGCTAAACAAAACCCTTGAGCTGTTGCTTAAGAACGCATCTCTGGCTGTGGCTGGTGTGTATACCGCAGCAGACGATGGCGTGTTGAACCCTCAAACAGTAAAGATTGTTCCGGGTGCGATTATTCCTGTGGCTAGAAACGGTGGCCCGCAGGGTGAATCACTGCGCCCTCTAGCTCGTGCCGGTGACTTTAATGTCAGCCAGATTGTGATTAACGATCTGCGTCAGAATGTTAAGCGTACCCTGCTGGACGAGTCTTTGCCACCAGACAATATGTCTGCCCGGTCAGCGACCGAGGTAGTTGAGCGCATGAAAGAACTGGCGCAAAACCTTGGCTCTGCTTTTGGTCGTCTGATTAATGAGACGATGATCCCGATGGTTGCTCGTATCCTGCAAGTTATGGATGAGCGCGGCCTGATTAATATGCCTCTGCGCGTCAATGGCCTTGAGGTTAAGGTCAGCCCTGTAGCCCCGCTGGCTATGGCGCAGAACATGGAGGAAATTAATAACATTATGCAGTTCATGCAGATTGCCAGCACCCTTGGCCCAGAAGGTCAGATTGCTGTGAAGACAGGCGACCTGATTGACTATATTGCTGACAAGTTTGGAATCCCGTCAGCCGTGCGTAATATAACTATGGCAATGGCGCAGCAGCAGGAGACCAATGCAGCCTGATATTCAACACCACTTCGCGGCTGGCTTATACGCCAAAGAATACTTTCTTCCTAAAGGGTGGGCTGTGCCGCAGCATATCCACCCTTATTCTCATCTGTCGCTTCTGGCAAAAGGTACGGTCTATGTCGATGTCGATGGCGTGCAAACCAAGTACGAAGCGCCAGCCTGCATAGAGATTAAGGCTAATACTTCCCACGTAATTATCACGGAGACAGATGCCATCTGGTACTGCATCCACGCACTAAGCGAAGCAGAAAAATTCGAACTAGATAACGAATTAATAACAGACGGAGACCCCTATGGCCGGTTGGGATGACTTAGAAGAGATGCAGAAAGCTATGACTCCACCGGAGTCTAGCGATACGGATAAGCTGTGCTTGCGTGTATTTGGCACAGAGGAAGGGCAGAAGTTGCTTAAATGGCTAAGAAGTCAAACCATTGAGCAACCATGCTGGGGGCCGGGGAGTGATCCATCCTACGGCTATTTTTTGGAGGGACGATGCTCTTTAGTCAAAGAGATAGAATCCCGAATCGATAGAGCGAGGAAATTTTGAGCGAAGAAAATACGGCAGTCGAGCCTAGTGATTCAGCAGCAGCGGAACCCACTGGCCTACTTGACAACGTAGAGCCAACTGATGATAACGCTCCCGCTGAGAAGGAAACCACGGTTGAGCACCGTGCAGCAGACTCCATTCCTGACGACGAACCGGTTGACCGCCCGGACTGGTGGCCTGAGAACTTTTGGAAGAAAGACAAGAATGAGCCTGATCTTGAGGGCATGGCAAAGTCTTGGAAGGACATGCGCAAGCTGGTCAGCCAAGGTAAGCATAAGGCCCCGCCTGACGGCAAGTATGACTTATCTGCGTTTGGCGAAGATGCGGATAAGCGCCCGATGGTCCCCATGTTTACAGAGTGGGCTGCAAAGAATGGCGTCTCTCAAGCTGCATTTGACGAGCTGGCTCGTGAAATAACAGCCAAGGCAGACGAGATGGCCGGTGCGCCATCCTTTGACATGGAGGCTGAACGCAAGGCTTTAGGTCCAAATGCCAACGCCATTATTAATGGCATGGTCGATTGGGCTAGAGGACTTGTCAACAAGGGCGTATGGTCGCCTGAAGACTTTGAAGAGTTTAAGATCATGGGTGGAACCGCCCGTGGGATGCAAGCTTTGTCAAAGATTCGGGCTGCCTACGAAGGAAGAATCCCAACAGGCAAGGAAGAGGTTGACGGAATGCCAACAGACCTAGAGCTGCAAGCTATGGTTGGCGATCCAAAGTATGAAAGCGATCCTGCGTACCGCCAGAAGGTTGAGCGGCTATTCCAGCAGAGATACGGCTAAGGCTCCTTCCCTCGTACCGGCGAGGTTTGCCCAGCTTCGGCTGGGCTTTTTTTTACAAAAAACTATTGACAGGGCTTGCTTTATAGGCAAACTTGATTAGAATGTGTTACCGAGGCATATCAGATTACCGACCCTCAGATGGTTGTACCCAACTGGCTGGCACCCTACTGCAAGCAAACGGCCCGGTTTCCCGGCTCACCGACAGCGAGAACTCTCTTTATAACTTTGTCAAAAGGTAACTCAAATGGCTATTAATCTGTCTACAGCCTTTGTAACCCTGTTTGATGCGGAAGTTAAGCAAGCCTATCAGGCTTCGGCGGTTCTCCGTCCTGCTGTCCGTGTCCGTTCGGGTGTCGAAGGTTCCACCTACAAATTCCCTAAGATCGGCAAAGGTGTTGCTCAGGTTCGCATTCCGCAGACTGATGTAACCCCTCTGAATGTGACCTACTCGCAAGTGACCGCGACTCTGAGCGACTACATCGCTGCTGAGTATTCGGACATCTTCATGCAGGCTAAGGTCAACTTTGATGAGCGTCGTGAGCTGGTGAAGGTTGTCTCGAATGCAATCGGTCGTCGTCAGGATCAACTGATTCTGGACGCTCTGACTGCTTCCTCGACTTCTCTGACCGTCTCGAACGACATCGGTGGTTCTGACACCAACATGAACGTGGCTAAGCTGCGTGAAGCTAAGAAGAAGCTGGATGCTGGCAACGTGCCTATGGATGGCCGCCACATCATCATCCACGCTAACTCGTTGGCTTCGCTGCTGTCTGAGACCGCTGTTACTTCCTCTGACTTCAACACCGTCAAGGCGCTGGTTCAGGGTGAGATCAACACGTTCTTGGGCTTCACGTTCCACGTACTTGGTGATCGTACCGAAGGTGGTCTGGCTATCGATGGCTCCAGCGACCGCACCTGCTTCGCATTCCACAAAGATGCGATTGGTCTGGCCGAAGGCATCGCTCCTAAGACCGAGATCAACTATGTGCCTGAGAAGACATCGTTCCTCGTGGCTTCGATGTTCTCCGCTGGCGCAGTGGCAATTGACGATGAAGGTATCGTCAAGATCACTTGCCGCGAATCTTAATCTAGGAGGTTAATCATGGCATTTTCCGCAACCGGTTGGGTAACAGTGTGCGCTGCCAAAGCTGGCAATGCACCCTCGATGTACCTGTATAAGACCGCCGACACTCAGGC